GGTTTATATTTTACTCAAAAATTTATGGAACAAAATCACAAAATGAAATCCATGCTTGAAATTATTACTTCCATGGCAGAAGAAATACAATTTTTTCGATCTAAAATGTCTGTGATTCAATACCCCCATTTGCCTGTGGGTGGAAATAATGGATTTCAAGTAGCTTCCCCTTTTCCACGAGAAGCAAATGTGGATCCTATTTTTAACAAAGGTTTGATTACTATATCCGAGGATGAAGAAGAGGATGACGACGATGAGGAAGAGGAGGAGGAAGAAGACGAAGAGGAGGATGATGAGGAAGAGGAGGATGATGAGGAAGAGGAGGATGATGAGGAAGAGGAAGATGATGAAGATACATATCGACATACAGATGAAATAAAGGTGATTAATATTGGAGAGACAATGAATTTAAATTATGAAATAGAACATGATGTTGTAGAAACGGATACTACACCATTTGATTTGGATGAAACCAATCATGAAATAGAAGAAATGGAGGAATCCAAAGAGGAATCCAAAGAGGAATCCATAGATCATTTGTTGAAAACAATCAATATTTCAAATATGGATGAACCTCTTCATGAGGATAATCCATTTCCCCAAGAATCACAAATGGATTACAAAAAAATGACATTGAATAAATTGAAAAGTTTAGTGGTAGAGAGAAAATTGATAGAGGATGCATCCAAAATGAAAAAACAAGAATTATTGAAATTATTAGGTGTGGGTAGTGAGTAATTTTTATTCTCTTTCATTTATATATAGGTTATGAGTTGGGGTGTCTGTTATTCAGGTTCAAACAATATTCATTTTAATAGTCCTGCCATTATGGCAGATGGAAGAAACTATGCCAGTTGGCAACCAGAAGCAGTGGTGAATGAAAGAATTCAGGAAAAAGAACATATTAAATCCAATTGGCAATATAGAGAATATTTGACCAAGAATGCCATGCAAATCATGAACATCAATAATCAAGAAGCGTGTTATGAATTGGGATTGCCTTGCCATCAAGAAACAGAAAAAACGCCGTCTTCCAATGTTCCGTATCGATTTCAATCTGTATTTGATTCCAAATCACCTGGATATGGGTATTGCAATAGTGATTTAAAAAATCCTTATTTGTCGAGAGAACAATTGAATGCACGATTGATTTCTGCATCTGTTGAAATGAATGCAATTCAAAGACCTAGTTCCTAATATGTGAAATATCAAAAGGTTCTTTCTCTTGAGAGAATGATGAATTGGTCAAATGATGGAATCAGCAATTGGTCAAATGATGGAATCAGCAATTGGTCAATTTAGTATATAAACATTTTTTCAAAAGTTATATATCCTTTTATATATAACTTTTTTCATGCATAGTTTCATTAGTATCGATGTAGGTATAAAGAATTTAGCATATTGTCTTTTTGTGAAAAATACAAGCGAAGAAATAGATTCAAACACGAATTCCCATGCAAAAACAAGCTATAAAATTCAAAAATGGGATTCTGTTAATTTGACCAAATACAATGCAACACCAGAAACAAATATGAAGTGTTGTCATGTAGACAAACACAATGTTCCATGCAATAAACCCGCCAAATTTTCCAAAAATACAAAATGCTATTGTAAAATACATTCCAAGAAACAAACATTCTTAATACCTACTGCAGAACTGAAACCATCTTTTATAAACAAACAAAAAATTCAAGCTCTTTTTGAATTGGCAGACAAATACAATATTCAATATCAAAAACCAATGAAAAAGGCGGATTTGATTTCTGTGATGAATGAATATATTTATAATCACTGCTTTGAACCCGTGATAGTATCCAATACCAATGCTTCCAAAATTGATTTGATTACAATAGGACGAAACATACAAAAAATATTTGATGAACGTTTTGGATCGATTATAGCAACCTTGGATGGAGTGATTATTGAAAATCAAGTATCGCCGATTGCAAATCGTATGAAATGTATTCAATGCATTGTCATGCAATATTTCATTATGAAAAAACCAGATATTCGAATTGAGTTTATTTCTGCATCCAATAAATTGAAAAAATCATGTTCTACAATAGTGGAAGATAGTGATAAGGAAAGCGAAAATAAGGAAAGCGAAAATAAGGAAAGCGAAAACAAGGAATCCAAGGAGAAAACAGAATATAGTGAGAGAAAAAAGATGGGAATTCAAAAATGTATAGAATTATTAAACGTTGTTCCTTCCGAGGCTGAATTATGGAAACCCTTTTTTACAAGTCATGCAAAAAAAGATGATTTAGCAGATAGTTATTTGCAAGGAATTTGGTATATGGAAAAACATTTGTGTAAATAAGAATTCGTATAAAATAGAACTTAAAATTATATATCCTTATTAAATAACAATTATGGATTCTGATATAATTGAATTATCAAGTTTCAATGAAAATGTAGAATGGGGAGAATCCTCTAGCACAGGTCCAAGTTCCAGTTTTGGTTCAGGGATTGAATTATTGATGAATGACAAAAAAAAGGAAAATATAAAATTATCGAGTGATATCGATATTGAAGATTTGAATATTTTGGAAAGCGAATTGAATGATTTAGTAAATGAGGAAAATACAAGTCATACAAATAAACCAGATTTTTTTTTCAACAATGATTCACAGAAACAATCAGTTCGATTTGGTGAATCATCTTCTGGATTTGATTCAGAACCCCAAAATATTGGTCAAGCCACTGCAAATACAAGCAATGAAAACAATACATGGGATGGATATGGTAAATTCAATAATATTCCCATCAATCCAGACAAGGTTCCAACAAGTGCTTCGCCTCAAATGTCCAAAGAAGAATTATTAAGAGAGAAATTCAAATATTTGCGAAAATTGGAAACCTTGGAAAGCAAAGGGATCAATTTGACGAAAAAATATTCCATGGATTCTCCACTTGCAGAAATGCAGGGAGAATATGAAATGATTATGGAGGAAAAGAAACGATTGAATTCCGTGAAATTTCAAGGCAATATGTTGATGGCTTGTATCAATGGAATCGAGTTTTTGAACAATCGGTTTGATCCTTTTGATATCAAATTGGATGGATGGAGTGACCAAGTCAATGAAAATATGACGGATTATGATGAAATTTTCGGTGAATTGTATGAAAAATACAAGACACGTGCTTCTATGGCACCGGAATTAAAATTGTTGTTCCAATTGGGAGGTTCTGCAATGATGATTCACATGTCCAATACAATGTTTAAATCGGCCATGCCAGGAATGGATGATATATTGCGTCAAAATCCAGATTTAATGCGTCAGTTCCAATCGGCTGCAGTGAATTCCATGTCACAATCAAGTCCTGGATTTTCCGGATTTGTAAACAATATGATGAACCAAGACGATCTTGGTGGAGGACCACCCCCAGCCATGGCAACCAAAGAATATGCCACTTCAGGATCCAGACCAGGAAACAATAGTGCTAGTGCGAGTAGTATGGGACGCAGTTCTTATTCGGATCGTAGTAATATCAATGATGGAATTCAATTTCAAGAACGATCCAATGGATCCTCGTCCTCCTCTTCTATTCGTGAGGAAAAATCAATGCGCCCCACGAATGGATCCGGATTGCCTCCTTTCCAGGAACGCGTTGTTCCGCAAAATTCCCGTGCAGAAATGCGCGGACCCTCGGATATTTCGGATATTCTCTCGGGATTAAAAACCAAGACCATCAATATTCAAGTGGGTGCTGGTTCTCAACCATCGGGAGCTGCATCTGCATTTGCAGGACAAGGACAAGGACAAATGACAAATGATAGCACTATCAGTATATCGGATATGAAAGAATTGATGGGAGAAGGAAACATGCCAAAAAAGAGTCGACGTCGTCAAAAGAGTGACAAAAATACATTAAGTTTGGATATCTAAATTGGGTTGAGGAATTATTATTTCTTGTATTTGTTTGCTTGAATAAAAAAACCGGTAATAATAAATAGAGATGATAACGAGAATATATATAATTCCTGAAAAAACGGAAATGGTAAATCTATTTTTATTGTTGACTTCAAAATTTAATAGTTCCAAAGAGGGATCCATCAAAGTGAAATTATCTTGACAGAGTGTTTCTTCTAAAATAGTTAAGAAACAACTATCAAATGTATAAAACATGACGGAAACAAAAATAAAAAAAACCATCACAATATTGCAATAGAATTGAGGTGCCAATAATATGATTAAAAAAATATCTCTCGGTGCAACAAAATGAAACACTCGAATCATCATTCCAATACTTTTTTCTGATAGTCTTCCTTTTTTTATGTATTCCACTATTTTTGTAAGAAAATTTTTCAGTTGATTTTTTAATTGTTTTTTCAGAGTATTATTAGACATAATAATTATAATATTTAATTTTATAATTATTATTTAGTTTCTACACAATTATAAAAATATCTGGATAAAATAACTGAATCTCCCAAATATCCAAGATGTCGTCTAATTCAAATACAAAATGTAAAAAAAAGAATCCAAAAACGGAAACAAAAACAAAAACAAAAACGGAAACAAAAACAAAGTCAAGTAATTTAGAAGAAATACAAAAAATACAATTGAAAAAATTATGGGAAAGTATATCCAAAAATTATCTCTTTTTCATTGCCATTCTTTTTTCCTTATATTTATTCAAACAAAGCAAAAACAACAAATCATCGTATATTCAATTATTTTCATCTTTCTTAACCATCAGTACCATAGGTCATTTAACTCATTACATATCACATCGAATTGATTTCAAACAGGTCTATATGTTCAAAGAGAATATTTTAACTAGGAATCCATATACCAATCAATTATTAACCTATTCATTGGATTTTTGGGAATTTCATCATAAAAAACATCATGATTTGAGTATTAATAAACAAATAAAATACATCATATATGAATTTGTAAACAATGTTTTTACACAAGGATTATTGCTTGTGTTATTGATTAAATGGATGGATATTCGTGTCATTATTCTCTGGGCATTTTTTTATGCAACCATTCACAATATAAATTATGTATATATAAAACCGACCACTCATCGAGACCATCACGTAGATGACAATACAAATTTTGGTATTGATTTTTTGGACATTTTGTTCAATACAAAATACGATTGGGAAGATATAGAAGTTCATAATCACGGAGCCATCAATGTGTTGATTATTACGTTTATTATATTGTATTTTACTGCATAACACAACAAAAATTATGGATTGGTAGGAGGCAAATCATTTTGTGCTGCCAAATTAGATAAAGAACTGGTATCTTCTACATTTTGATAATCATAATATTTGTAAAACAATTCTTTTTGTGTCTTTTTTTCCTTTTCCTTCTTGGCCTTTTCTAAGGTGGCAATGGCTGAATTGATTTCTGATTCCGAAATCACACCATCATTGTTGGTATCTATTGCTTTTTTCAATTTCAATACACGTTTGTGATGAGGCACTACACAATACGAACTTTCTTCGTTGAATATATATTCCGATAAAATAATAAAAACAGCCGTCAATCCTAAAGCAGTATAAATGTCTCTCGTGGCCATCCAAACCATGGCAAAGACCAAGACTTGTTTGCTTAATGTATATTTCAAATATTCTTCTGTGGATTTACTAAATTGCACAGATATAAATTTTGACCCGATATTGAGCATAATCATAATGACACCTGCAAAAAATTTGCTGTTGTTTAAATACAATATATGTCCATGAAGATAATGAAAGATACGCATAAATACATTTTTTGGCAGGGGTGATGAATAATGTTGTTGGGCTTGCGATGCAAAAGGGAATCCCCCTGAACTGGGTGCTCCTACTCCTGGTGCTCCTGGATGTCCTGGTGCTCCTGAAGCTGTTTTTGTTGTAGATATTGATGGAATTTTTGTTTTTTTTCTAGATACCATATATTATCTTGATAAAAAAAAGATGCTCTTCTTTGGTTATTATATTTGTCTTTTTCCGAAAAATATAATATTCATTTGCTTATACACTCTAGCTTATACACTTGAGAGAGTTCAACAAGCACTATTACAACTAGTGAATCCATCTTTTCCTCCCCAATTAGGCAATGGTTCCATGGATCCATATAAAGAATTCTTCTGTGATATATTGACCATGGCATAAGAGGATTGAGGGCGAATATTTTCTTCTGCAGTAATCATTCTATCTCCTAATTGATTGATACTGGAACTCATATTGGCAAATCCTTGTTTTACTGATGCATTTGCTAATTCTTTTATTGGTGCTACTGCTGCTTTTGATTCTGGTGTTACAGGTATAGGTTTTGCTGATGTTGTTGTTGTTGGTGTCACAGGTGTTGGCGTTGTTGTTGTTGGTTTTTTTGT